TAGAAAAATCTTCTTCCTCGATAGGAACACCATATTTTAAAAATAATTGTGCCATACTGATGCTCCTCCTTCTGGATGTTGTTCCATTATTGTTCCAAAAGTAGAACGATAAACACCTTCTTTATCTTTTTTTCTCCGTTTATATAAACGTTGTAAATGGAACCCTTCCCGCTCATAATCTTTTTTCATCTGTAATAGTTTCTGCATATGGTTAGCCTGTGACGTAAATTTAAAATCTGATCCGCTATACTTCATACGAGTATTTTCTACAGATGCTAATTGCTGACCAACCCATTCTACAATCATATAAGTTGAAATTATATTAATCTATTCAGGAGTTAATTTCTTTTCAAAAGCCCAAATCATAATAGGCTCTTCATCTTCATCTCCTTCCTATTGTTCATTTTGTTTCTCAAGAGGAATTAAATGATAGGATAAATCCTGTCTTGGGAATTCAAATTTAGGAATGGCGGCAACCAGAAGCTACTTTAAAATTTTGTAAGTATCTTCTGGTGTAAATTCCAAATACATATCATCTGTAATTTTTGATAAAAAATTATTATAAACGTCTGAGAAAGGTGTGTAGTTTAATATTGCCATATGTACACCTCCTCATCTTTATTTAACGACGCGGCGGCTGGTTGATGTCGAAATTTTATTCTAAGTCTTTTGTACTCTTCTTCTAGTTGTAGGCTCTTCTTTTGTAGGTTCTTCAGACTCTCTCTTGATTCTAATAGCATTATCTACATTAAAACCTAATTTATTTAGAATAGCTTCCCTTTTAGCTACATCATTTAAAGGAAGTTCTACCGATAAAGTTTTAATTAAATCTTTAACTCCTTCGGGAGCAAAATCAAGACAATCTAAAAATTCATCTAAAGAGCCATTTTTCATTAAATTAATTATATCATCTTTTGTATATGAGTATTCTGGTTCTACGTGTCCAAGAATTTCTTTAATAGCTTCATCATTATCTAAAATTACTAAACAATCTTGAAGAAGCTCCATCCCGCCAGGGATATAAGATAGTTTTTCTATCTCTTCAAAAGTAATCTCTTTCGTTTCACCTGCTTGATAGACTCTTTTTAATCCATTCATTTCCGGAATAGCATATACTACTGCGCCGTTATCTCTATTTAATACTTTAATTAAAGTTGATTTTTCCATAATTATATACTCCTTGTACCTCTTAAAAAAATAATGGGGAAGTTAAATTAATCCCTTCCCCATTATAAAATTATTTAATTACGCATTATCCCAGTGCCCTGTGGCATTTGTCTTATTTAAAGAAGTATTCTTATAAACACAAATACCAGGATTTACATTGAATACAGCCACACCAAATTTCTTATATGTGTGGATTTCTCTTGACCAATCAGCATTCTCATGTTCTCTAACAGCAGTCTGTCCTTCAAAAGCAACCTTAACAGGCTTTTCTGCTCCTGTAGGAATAATATATGCGAAACTAGGATCAAGAACCTTGGTTGCATTAGTAGCATCTTCAAAACTCTGAGGAAGAACAATAACTCTATGTCTCTTATAAGTTGTGAAGTAACCATTGTTCCAGACTTCTTCCTTCATACCATCAGACCACATACCACTATCAGCAGGTTTCATGGTTGCCGCAAACTCAAATGTGCAGTAGATGGTACTCTGACCATAAGCATCAGCTGTAGCAAGAAGACGATCAAACTCAGCTTCTTGGAAACCAGCACCACTTGTTTTATTATGTGCATTAAATTTGCTATCATTTGCCATAGCAACAAGAGCCTTAGCAATCTCACGATAAACAGCCTCATCCAGTCCTTCAAGAACTAAATCATAAACATCACTCATTGTGATATGTCCATCAAGGAACTCTTCAAATCCGATAGAAGCTGCTCCGCCGTATGCAGCGGTAGGAACTTCAAGAGTGAGTCCATCTAGCTTGAAGACTTCATATCTACCAGCAAGACCAACTCTTGTTACGAAAGTCTTAGCGCGCTTTTTAGAAGCCTCACTAATTCTTACACGGAATACAGGCTTGTCGCCCTGTGCATATGTCTTAACGTCAGCGAACTGACCATAGTTCTGAAGAACCTTTGCGGGAAGGACTTCATCAAGACCGATTTCAATTAAATTAAAAATAAGATTTTTATTCTCACGATACTCCGCATATGTGCTCGCAAGATTATTCATTTCCTCTCTAAAGGTTTCATTTAACGCTTCAAAAGTTAGCTTTTTATCGCCAAAAGCAAAAGCAGTAGAAGGATTTAATGAAGCCTTAGCAGTAGCCTTAGCTAATGCCTGTAATTGTGTTCTATCTAAAGCCATATCTATATCCTCCTATCTTATTATTTTACACGCTGTAATTTTACAGCATCTTGCATATCTGGAAGAGTGTAAGCATACACTTCTTCTCCGCCAACAGTTGAATGAGCAGGTGTAATTGTACCATCATCTTTAAATTGTGAAAAATGAGGAACTACTTGGAATACTGGAGCAGTTAAATCTTCAAGCTTTCCAGTTGTTTTTGCTAACCAACCGTCATTACCAACAGTAACAAAATCACCTAATGCAAGATCAGTAATATTTTCCTTTACGGCATCAGGTCCCGTAGATGCACCACCAAAAGCATTGGTTGTAAAAATATCACCAATATTAGTCTTTAACAGTCTAGGATAAATAAGACCACCAGCCATATCTTTTGCTAACATAGCAAAATCTTTATGATTCTGACGTCTTTCATCATATAGTTTTTCTTCATTAAAGACAAGCATCCACTCGCCATCACCACTGATACTAGCACAGCCTTCCTTGTAATTATATTTTAAGAATTGTCCATTTTCTAATTGTGTAATAGCTGTACCACTATTCTTAGCAGGTAATTGAGCGTAAATCTGTCCAGTATATCTAGCTGAAAGGTGGTTAGGCTCTACTTGAGCATATCCTATACGTTTCATATTATCGCTATCCTCCTAAATTAAAATTTATTATTCATCGTCGCTTCAACGGCCTTAACCCAGTCAGGCGTTGAATCTTCTGTTTCAAGAACATTAAAAGTTACTATACTCTTCTATTCTTCTTCATTTTCAGAAGTCTCTTCTAAATTAAAATTGACCTTTTTATCAAAACAAATTACTGCTAATTTTGCTTTAATCTCTTCAAGAGTATACTTAGATTTGTTCTCTACGACATCTTTCTTATCTTCATCTGTAAGCATATAGAATTTACTGATTAAGTCATCTTTTTCAGCATCTTCAATGCTCTTTTTAAACTCTCTTAAAGAAGTAACTTCTTCCTCTAATTTAGAATATTTCTGAGATAATTCATTATATTCTGCCTATAGAGCAGTATATTTCTTTTTCTCATCTTCCTTATCATCTGCATCATCTTCTTTATCGTCAGAAGTATCTTCCGCATCATCTTCTTTATCATCTTTTGCGGCATCCTCTTCCTTCTTCGCAGCTACATATTCCTTCTTAGAATCTTTCTTCTCTTCTTCTTGAGTTGTTTCCTCTTCCTTTTGCTCTTGCTCAGAAGAAGTTTCTTCCTTCTTCTCTTCTTCTTTTTTCTCAAAAGTTGATTCAACAAAAGTGTCCTTTACTTCTTCAGGAGTTGCATTTTCAATTTTTGCCATTTCTGGTCCTCCTTTTTCTAAGGCATATTTTAAATCTTTCATCATACTAAACAAGGTGTTTGAAAAATTCTTATCTAAATTAAAGTTAGGAGAAGTTACAGACGCTCCCTCAAAACAAGGCTCCACATCATCTCCTAAAATACATAACTTAGAAAATATTGCGTCATTAATAATGAAAAATTCCATTTCATTTTTAACATTTTTCGCCCAATGACCTTGTAAAGTTTTCTAATCAAGTTCCATAGATTGAGGCTTTCCGCCCTACTCCAAAACTTTGTTAGCTTCTTCAAATTGCCCTGTCCATAAATAGCCAGTTGTCATTAAATATTTTCTGACTATATTATTGCCGAACTAATCAGCATCTTCAAAATCTTGAAACCAAACTTTTGCATCAGGAGATACAAAACCATAAGGTTTTGTTAAACAATTGAAATGAATACCTTCATCGTCTAAAATCATTTGATCTCCGTGGTCTGCAAAATCTTGTTTATCTTTTTTATAATAACCAACGATAGGCGCTCCCCGCAAAGTTTTTGCCATTTCCTCTGCCACCTACCGCGAGATAAAACTTCCATTACGATTTTCTCCAAGATAAAATACTTTAATCTCACAAGAGGACATTAAAGGATTTATGTCTAAAGGTTGTAAATTTATAAACTCAGGAGAATTAATCGTAGCAATACTTTGATGTGATAACGCCATCATTTATCTCCTTACATACTCTATTTATTTAATATAGTTTTCTCTGATTTTTCATTATCCTATTTTTCAGGTCTTCCTGCTCCGTCTCCACTCGATTCAGATTGTTCTCCACCTCTATTGGCGGCAGACCTTTGTTGAAGGGCTTCCGCATTCATAACGTTAGAAGTAAGCGGAGGTACAAAGACTCTAACAAGGTCAAGAATATCATTCTCAAAGAACGCATTTGCTAATACAGAACTCTGAGTTTGTCCTAACGCTACCGGAGGTAACATTTTTGTATAACCCATTTGCGCTTGCTCTTTGTATAACTTCGCCATTTCTTTATAATTATAAATAGTGGTTGGTAAAAACTGCGCTTGATAATAACATTTTTTAGGAGAACGATTGAAAGGCTCTAATAATAAATTTAAAAACGATTCAAACTGTGTTAATAAATTATACATTGACGCTTCATCGTTTAAAATTGAGTTATTCAAAGCAATGTTACCATCGCTATTGAATTGTAATTGAGAAACACCGGCTTCGTTATATACACCACGTTCCACTTTCGCCAAATCATCTACCGTAGTAGTTGTACCTTTGTCCGCCATATCGGCAACATCAACGTCAGCAAAAGTAGTAAGTACATCAACACCTATCGCGCGACTGATCATTTGAACCGCATTGTTATGTAGCTCTTGTGCTTCATCTACATCAAATACTAAATCTCCATTCTTATCTAATGGCATCTTTTGAATAATAATCTTTAAAAGTTTTTGAGCCATTTTCTTTCTATCTAATTCTTGCGCAGCATCTAAATCAATAATCGCAGGAATTACAGAAATAAAAGCAGGGAAATCTTCTTCATTTATATTAAACTTTACAGTGCTCTTTACATCTAGTACATACCAACCTGAATCATCACCAGGAAAATCAGGTTTTAATTTACCATTAATATATAATCTATATCCCTTTTGAAAATCTTTTGGAAATAATTTTATAATTCTATATCTTTGAGTATCATCAGGATAAGCGTCTTTAAAATATCTCATATTGAATTCTACCACGGGACGGTTATTAATTTTAAATCTCGATCTGCAATATTTTACTGGCAGCTATTGTACAACAACCTTATTGTTTTGTGGTAAAATATATCCATAATAACAGCCATTACGGATTACTTTTAAAGCAACCTCTCCGCAAAAACGTTTTACCTCAAAAGCCTAAAAGAATTTTAAAACCTTAAAAAAGTTGGCGAACTGTTTTCTTTTTTCTTTATCCTCTTCTGATGTTTCCATACTTCCTAATCCACTATCTGGATCTAAAAGACCTTCGCAACCTTTTATATAAGGAGTGATAAACCAATCATATTTATACAAATATGCCATATATCGACATAATCTTGAATAAATACCACTAGTTTTATAAAAAAAATTAGAAATATCAATCATCTTATTAATATTTCCCGTATTAATAGCTCTTAATACTTCTTGTTTATCTCCAAGTCTTGGATTAATTCTTTTATACTATCCTAAAGAGATAACTGCATCATTTAAAGTTTTTATACCTACTTTTATTTTTGAAAAATCTGTAGCGGGAGAATATGTTTCATTGGTATCTAAAGAAGGACTCATTCTAAAGCCTTTCTTCTTTATCATTTCTTTTTTATTTACCAAAATACCACCGCCTTTAATATACATCAGCTAAATTCATAATATAATCATAACTTATCTGATGCTAATCCCAATAAGGGATTATAACAAGTTTTATACCATGCTTTTTACAATATTCGCGTTTTTGCATATCATAATACTGTTGTTGATGTAATCCAGACATACCACCAAAAATACTTTTTGCTTTATAATGCTGTATTCCTTGGTATTCTATTAAAAACCATAATTCTTCATCGTCATCAAAAACTGCGAAATCAAAACGTAAAGCATGGCCGCCACGACCTATTAAATCAGGAAAACTATATTCCTACTGGAAATCTAATCCTGCTTGTTGTAAAATTTCCTATATCTTTATTTCTGCACGAGAAGACCTCATATCAAAATATAATCTCCTTTCTTTAACTAATTATATTTTAAAAATAAAAAAACTTTTTTATTTATTTTTGTCCATTATTCTTATTTAAAATTGTGGAGTGAATAAACACATTTTACTTAAATCACGTTTCTTTCTTTTACGGCTTCTTTCTTCCTATTGTTTTATATAATATAATCCATAAACAAAAGCAGAAAATTTATCCTTTTTAATTCCTCGACTATCTTGTTTTAGAATAATATTAACACCTTCATTATCTTCTACTAAATTTAACATTTGTTCCCTAAGAACTGTCGTTAAAACAAAAGGCCGAAGATACTCATTTCTTTTATCAGATGTCATATTTTGACCTGTTCGAGTCTACATTAATTTTGCTTTCGCCTATGCTTCATCTATTAAAAATTTAATTTTACCACTTGACATTTGAGTTTGTGTATAAGAATATGCCTAAGTGTTAATAGGAGCATTAGCCTTTATTTGGAAAATAGCATCTTTCTAATACTATGAAAGTCCTTTAAAGTGTGATTTATAAACTCCTTCATCGTCATTATCTATTCCAAAAGGCGGAAGGTAGTCACCGTCCTCCGTTTCCTGTGCAAGCACCATGAAATCTAAAAGACCAATACCTAAACCGTTTGTATCCAAAGCTATTTTTCTTGCTTTATACTTATAATAAATTTTCTTTATATGGATAGCTTGTTGCTAAAAATGCTATGCTTCAAAAGTATAGAGGTTAACTAATGATTTTATTGCTGCACCTTGCGGCTGTGGTGTACATTTAAATACCATAACTTCTGATGTACATCCTATACGTCCAACGTCAACGCCTAAAACATAATACGCTAATCGACTAGACCTGCCGCTATATTCTCCTTCCGGCTGCCGCAATACTCTATGTTTATCAAAAGTCTAAGAAGAGAAAAATGCGTTCTAAGCGTCTCCGCTCCATAACGACCTATACTACCTATCAAAAGAATCCTCATTAAAAGTACCAGATAATTTCAATTGCTATACAAAATCTTCATCTAGCAAGCCTTCCGTAATAGGTGTTTCATAGGTTCCGCCCATTATCATAACTTCATCTGGTTCGATTAAACTACGAATTAAAAGCTAAATTAACTTATCGTATGCGAATGAATTCTTCCAACCTGCTGTAGTAATATAAATTTGTGATTTATTAACTACTTCTTTACTATCACGAGTTCCATCTGGTAATTGTCTATTAACGTTAGTAGTAGGAATAATAACTTCGTTTAACATTGTCTGATCAATAAGTACACATTCCTCCATAACGCCACCTGTTCTTCTTTGTCCTCTTGAAGATTCTTTTGCAGCGAGGATACTTATTCTTGAACCATTTTTAAAAATGTAATTTACATCATCTCTTGATTTTTTAGTTTTTCCTCTTTCCCAGTTAATTTCATTATTCATTGCGGGAATTAAACGGCAAATTTCTTCTATTTTTGCAACCGTAATTGAAGCAGCCTGCTCTTTGCCTCCCGTAGTAACAAATAAATCTGCACCGGGAAATAAAATACACCGTATCATCAACGCCATCATGGAAAGAAATGATTTACTATAGGCACGGGGAAAAGTCGCATAGACATATCGGTGTCTCATAACGATACGTAAAAAAATTCTTTGATAATAAAGAAATTTAAATTCACCTTTTGGGCCTTGTATAAAATCTATAAATAAATCAGGATACTATCTAAAAAAAGCTATTTTTTGTCTTAAATTATCTAATTGAGCCATAAGTCTTTCTTCAGATAATCCTTGTTTTTTACCTTCGTAAGCAAGAGAACTGTCTAATAAATTTTGTAAACTCATTCATCATGTCCTCCTGTAATTTTTTCAGTTTCATGTGCCTCTTGTCTTAAAAACTCTTTATAAGCTAAAGTATCTTCTTCCGTTATCTGAGGTACATCAAAACCTTGTTCTTTAGCTGCCGCCATATCCTCTTTTTTAGCTTGCGCGGCTCTAACCTGTTTCAAATAATCCTCAATCTGTCTTGATAAAGCAGAATCTTCATAAATAAGACTTCTATTATATGATTTTAAATCATCAATAATTTTATCAATAGCATCAGGTTGTTTAATCTAAAACCTTGGTATCTTCCCACCATTCTTCTAGCAAAAGGCAACTAACTATCCAACTGAATCAACTATCTAACTTTTATTCTCTTTATTTTGTGCGGCAGTGAATTTGGCGGACTTCCTTAACATATCATAGGTTCTACTATATTTTCCGTATCCTTCT